GGACATGGGATGACACCAAATTGGAAATCATCCTAACCAACGAAACGACGGTGCGCTTTAACCCGGCCTATGTGATCGCCCTTGTCTGGCAAGAGATCGAAGAGCCGGAAGAAGAGAACCAAGAAATTCCATCCGTTAAAGACTATGAGGACCGACTATGAGCGAACCAAGACATGCCATGATTTTTGAATCATTCGATGAGCCCGGCTGGTGGCTTAACATGGTGCCCGAAGCAGAAGGCGACGATGATCGAAGCCCCGCGGCTGCCGAAACGTTTGGGCCTTTCGATAGCCCTGACATCGCCCGAACCTTTGCTTCGCAGACTTTTCAAAACACCGGCTTCGAGATACCGGTTTACGTTATGTCTCCGATGGGATGAATGCGTATCGACACTTCCGGCAACGTGGGCATTAAAAAGAAATAACTTTTAAAAAAATAAGACTTGACACGTATGCGATTATATGTTAAAGTGCGTATATCAATCGGTTGACCCGGTTGATGGGGCGGGCAAGCCCCACGCTCTTTGACAACTTAATCAACTACGGAGGTTCACCATGAGTGAAACATCAAACCATGTCTTGCCTAACGGCTACACTTTCCTCGCAATCACTTCCGGCTACTATGGCTCTTGGGCCAAAGCAACCGACCCCGTGACTGCAATCCGTGACGCTCACAACGATAACGGTGGAAAGAAAAATGCGGTCATGGTCATCTACGGTAAAAACGACGAGATTTACGCCGGAGACCTCGGAGGATATGGCTGGCAGGCCGACAACCCGCCCACGCCTATCGGTATGTTTACCGTCACCGACCGGTCCATCAAACCAGTGGCCAAAGGTGACTTCAACGAGAAACACGACGATTGTCTCGGATGGATGACCGAACAGTTAGAAGACATCGAACGATGGAGCAAAGTAGAAGACTAAACCAAGGGCCCTTCGGGGCCCTTTTCTTTTGGAGGAGGTGGCCCGACCCACGCCGTTTGATCCGCTTACTTCGGCCAAAGTAAACGCTTTAGGAGTCTACGCAGGCCGGGCCGAAAGAAAGTCTAACAGATCATGAGCCGCGGCTCACGTCCCATATGTATCCAAAAGCGACACGTGCAGCAGCATTCGCGGCCCACGGGGCAACGTATTTAACGCCGTTCTCTTTATATAGAGCCAGAAAATAAGAAAAAGAAAAAAGGTCAAAATAGCCGTAACCGGTGTAACCGTGTAACTTTGGTCAAAAAGTCTTTCTATTATATAGACTTACAGAGTTACATAAGACAAAAACAAATATGTAACGTAACCAAAGTTTATGTAACCAGTAGAGGCCGTTCGGTCCTTAAGGGGGTCTGGGGAAATTTTTTCAAAAAATATTTTTCTGGATACATATATAGAAAGGGGCTAATTTAAGCTAGACTATCGCTGAATAACTGGAGAATAGGTATGCCCCGGAAAAACACCTCGAAGATGGTCCCGGTTGAGCCCAAGAAAAAGGTTGGCCGACCGAGAGCGACCAAAGCGCAGCCGCTTACCCGCAGGCAAGAATTGTTTGTGAAAGAGCTGGTATCGAAGGATGGGCAGATCACCATGCGTGAGGCAGCAGTCAATGCTGGCTACCCCGCATCGTCTGCACACACGAGGGCTTACGAGTTAACGAACCCACACATCAGCCCGCACGTGGTGGCGGCCATTCAAGCGTATAGGGCGGAGCTGGATGAAAAGTTCGGGGTCAACTACCAACGCCATCTTCGAGACCTTCAAACGATTCGAGATATGGCATTGCAGAACGGAGCTTACTCGGCAGCCGTTCAAGCAGAATACCGGCGAGGGCAAGCGCAGGGCGACATTTACGTGAGCAAATCAGAAGTCCGCCACGGCAGCATCGACAGCATGAGCAAGGACGATGTTCTGAAAGCGCTTGAGGAGATTAAAAACCAATATGCCCCGATCACTATCGACGTTACTCCCGAAGGACCGAGCAATACCCAGAACCGCGACAAAGCGCGAAGCAGACTTTTGGCGCATGATGAAGACGGGGATGGAGAAGAGTTCGAGGAAGCTGAAATCCACTAGGCTAGAAACGTGGGCGATGCCCGGCGTTCCTGACGTGCTGCTTTGTGACGAGCAGGGCGATTTTCATTTTGTGGAATTGAAGGCGACCGGCGGCCAAGCCGTCGAGCTGCGACCCCACCAAGTCGCGTGGATGTCTACACACGCACACGCCAGCGTTTGGATTTTAGTTCGCAAGATTAAAACCAAGACGCTACCCGAACAGATATTTTTGTATCCCGGCAGCGCGGCAATGGATTTGCGTTTCGATGGTTTGAAAGTCGAGCCGCTTTACCAGTCAGAAGGCCAACCCGATTGGGAAACCATTTTGAGCTTGATCTGTCCCACAACATCGCATACAATCCCATAGTCAACTAATGACGGAGGATTGACATATGCAACCAATAGAAAAAGATAGGTTCGATTCGAGCCTATACGACCAACGCCACGGCGGCCCGTTTGATCGGGGCGGCGCGGATTATTATTACGGACGCGCTTTTGATCCGCACTATTTCGTGGGCGCAACGCACAACAGCGACCGGGTTGAAATGAAAGATATGACCCCGGAAGAAATTGCGGCTTACACGCGTGGGTTTAATGCTGCCGAGGAAAACGGCACCCAAAAAGACTGGGGGGAATAATGTTTTTTATCGAATGGCTTTATAAGCTTTTGTTTGGTGATGACGCGGCTGACGATTTACGCGAGCAGCCGAGACGAAAACGAAAGTAAAAAACGCAAGCCCGGTTGACGCCGGGCTTTTTTTGAGACAACGCAAATAACTTTTTAAAAAATTAACTTGACAAGTATAAGATAATATGCGATAGTGGGTGTGTTAGCTGGATGGGCCAGTTAACCGGGGCGGGCAAGCCCTGATCTTTCAATCAGCTACGGAGGGTGTGCTTATGTACATCGACACCGAAAAGCTGGACGGCTTCAGCAGCGAAGAGTTGCTGACGTTCTACCGCAACGCAGCCCACACCGGTTGCCACGCGGGTGGCCACACTAAAGGCCACATGAATGGCGTCCAAGCAAAGCGCTACGCTGCCGAACTGGCAAACCGCGGGGTAAGTATTCCTGAATACTACGCCGCTGCCGGTGAGGGGACTTTCAACGGTCCCGGCAGTTGGTAACGCCACAAGCCCGGTTGACGCCGGGCTTTTTTTTCGACTAATGTATGCGATATGTCTTATACCTACGGAGGGCAAACCATGTTAAAGACTGTTGACTATAGCCGCGCAACGAAAACCCGCGGCATCGCTGTAACCTACCGGGCCGGGAGCGGAGAAAAATACGCGACTTGCCCGGCATCATGCAAAATGAATTGCAGCGGCAAGGGCTCGCAAAAAATTGACGCGGAATATTTGGACGCGTTATTGGACGCGGTGCCACGCCGGGGCGTCTCTTTTACTTACTCGCATTTTGAATGGCACCAATGGGCCGACCGATTGGCCGACGGGAAAACCGTTATTAACTACAGCACCGAAAGTTTAACCAAAGCCGCGGCAGCGTCGCGGGCGGTGCCGACCGTGGTGGTGGTTAGCGAAAAAGATTGGGGCGAATCCAAAACCATGCGGGCCCCATTGTTTGGCCGCACCGATAGCCGGGGCAATTTTGTTCAATCCGATTCGGTTCGGGTGGTGCGCTGCCCGGCAGAATATCGCGCCGGGTTTAGCTGCGCCGATTGTGGGAACGGGGAACCGTTATGCGGCCGCCGGGATCGCGATTTTATTGTGGGATTTTCTGCGCATGGCCCCAGCAAGAAAAAAGCCGCGGACCCGGAGACGCGTGGCGGATGCTATGCGGACGCGGGCAATTGCCGGATATGGTGGGACGATACCGCGAACGGTGAGCAGCCGGAGACCGACGCGGAAAAGGTGAAACGGTTTGCGCAATCGCTGCCGCCCGGGTCCATTGTCCGCCACCATGTTGCCGGGGATATTGGGGCCGAATAACTTTTTGAAAAATTAGCTTGCGGGATGTGGGATTTTCTGCGATATTATGGGGGCAGACCGGGCAATGGTCTGCCCTTACTTTTAACTACGGAGAAAAAAATCATGACTTATCAAACTAACGCTTTCGCGCATGGCATCGGAAACAGCACCGTTTCGTCGCAGTGGTTTAGCCGCCCGGCGGATCAAAAATTTCTGTCACTTGATGACATGCTCGCATTTAAGAAAGTGGACGCGCAGCGGATGACAAGCCGCACCGTTGACACTCACAAAATCCAAATCATTGGCGAATTGGATCAAGACAACCCCAGCCGGGGAGACTTGCGCATTGAGTATGCCGACGATAATTACCGGGAACACGTGAACAGCCCCACGAATTGGAGCTTTGGCCAGCTATCACAATTGGCCGGGGCACCGTCGGGCTATTTGCGAGACTTGCCCGCACCATTGGCGGCGGACTGTATCCAATGGGGTTTGCGTTATAACCGGGGCAAGGAACTGGTAAAGGTATACGGCAGCCAAGCCGACGGCGGAGAGCTGCGGGCCGCAACCGGTCCCGATTATGGCCGCATTTTCGATTGGGAAATACTCGAACCCATTAAGCAATTGGTTGACGCGTCCGGGGGCCGTTGGAAAGTGCCCGGGATGATGACCGGCAGCCGTGACGGTTTAGCCGTTTATGATCCCGACGTGCCGGTGAGCATGGACACCACCACCCTTTTCGCCAGCGACCGCGACGTTTTCGTTTTCTTAGTGGATGACCGCAACCCCATCGAAGTCGGCAAGCTTGCGAACGGTGAGCCGGATTTGATGTTCCGGGGTTTCTACGCGTGGAACAGTGAGACCGGTAGCAAAACCGCCGGGATCGCTGCGATGTATCTCCGCGGGGTTTGCATGAACCGCAATTTGTGGGGCGTGGAAAATTTCCAAGAGATTAAAATCCGGCACACTAAATTCGCTCCGGATCGTTTCGCATACGAAGCCCGCCCGGCTTTGGAAAGCTTCGCGCATGGTGCGACCGCTACATTTATTGAGGGCGTCCAAGCCGCGAAAGCCGCCAAGATTGCGCACGATGATGACAGCCGTTTGGATTTCCTAAGCAAGCGGGCCGGGCTATCCGGACGCATGGCCAAAGCCGCCGCGGCGCGTCACATCGAAGAAGAGGGCCGCCCGGTGGAAACCGTTTGGGATGCCGCCCAAGCGATAACCGCTATCGCCCGGGACATCCCCCACCAAGACGCCCGCATTGAGATCGAACGCAAAGCCGGGGCGCTATTGGATAAGGTGGCCGCGTGATGGTGTTTCTAAATAAAAACCAGCGGGCCGCATTGGCCCGCGTTTGGAAACGCGACGGGCAGGGGATGACCTACCGCCAATTTCGCGCCACTGTGCAACCCGGGCCCGACTGCGTTTTGGTCCAATGGTGCGGGATGTGGCTGGGGATTGAACCCGACGGCTATACGCATTCCTAACCGGCCCCGCTGCCGAACCATAAACCCCGCCACCGTGCGGGGTTTTTTTCTGGGTTTACTTTTTTAAAAGTTAGCGCATAATATCCCATATCCGGAGCAATAACGCGCCGGACAATTACGGAGAAACTAAACATGGCAACTTTTAACATTCGCCCTTCTGATCTTTTATTGGATCGCGTTTTAAACCCAACCCGGGACGCCGACATTGGCGGCGCTCGCCCGGCGGACATTATCGAAGCTTGCGGGATCATCCCCGACTTTTTCGCGGCGGCTTGCTGTAGCACGTCCGAACCGTTGACGCTGGACATCATCGCGGCGGGCATGGACGACGCCTACCAATTCGGCGGCTTTTGTTATCCGTTCGGCGGCAGTCTAAACCACGACGGGGTTTACCAGTCCGAGCATGACATGGACCACGATTTACCCCCGCTCGCATGTTTCACTTTTGAGGGCTTCGAGTGTTTCGTGTATCAATACGGGATAACCGCCATCCGGGACCGGGCAACCCGTGAAGCGAAAATTGCGAGGTTTGACTGATGAACGGCGGACTGTATCCCGATCAACGCGAGCGCGGTGTTTTTTATACTGCGTGCCAATTGCGCGAAGCCGAGCCGGTGGGCTGGGATGACGTCGAGCCCTCTTGGCGTTTGGTGAAGTTTCCCGCTGGCCACGTTGGCACCGTTGTTTCCGTTGATTTAGAACACGCCGAACAAGCCGCGGTTTTTCACTGGGTCAAAAAGCTTGGCCAGTGGCATTGCGCCGAACTAGGCGAAAGCGAGACGCGGTGCGGTGCGCCGATGCTGGGCAATAATTACGCCCGGCACATCCCCGAAGCCGACCGGCGCAAGTGTCCGCAATGCTGGGGGACTGGTCCCGACCGCATCTAATCGCCCCCAGAACCCCACCAAAGCCCGCCCCGTGCGGGCTTTTTTTGTGCCCCGTTTTTGACAGTTAAACACGCCGGGCCCTGCCCCGCGGGCAATCCCCCAAACCTACCGGGCCGCGCACCGTGGGCCGTGGGCCGTCGATCCCGGGCCGCTGGCCGGGTGCCTGGCACCCCAGCCGGTGGAAATTAAACCCCGGGCCGTGGGCCGTGGTTCCCGGACCGTGGCCGGTGAAAGTTAACCCGGGCCGA